CGCCGCCATAGGAATCAACCAGCAACAGGATGCCCTTGACTGAAGGATTTTCGACGGCAGCGTCGAGCGCGCCCTTTACCTCGGCGTAGGAGGTGAGACCCGAAAGCGCGCCGAGCCAGCTCGATTTGTAGACCAGCGTCCCGTCGAGCGCGATCACGGCGATACCGTCCGGTGTCAAGGTGTAAGGTTTTCCTGTATCGACGCACTCGTCGTCGTCAATCGGGATCAGCGCCCCAGGTTTCAACGATTCCGGTTGCAGCGCGGCGAGGTCTGCAGACGCCTTCGCCGAGAGAACCGTAGCGCCACCGACCAACAGATTGAGGCGCGGACCAAGGGCAGCGAGGATCACCGCCATCTTTCCCTGATCGATCAGCAGCGGCGTTCCGAAGATGCGTGTCATCAGACGCGGCAGGTCACGTGGCGCCGCCGCGCGGTTAGGAGCAGCGGCGTCAACGGCGCAAGCTTCGCTCGCCTCCGTCGGCATCATTGTCTCCGCCTCGTCCGGGCGCAGTTCTGCGATCTCGGGTTCATCCGTCATGATTTGTCTCCTGATGATCCGCCGTTAAGCGGCAATTTCGTCCAGATTGTCGTCGACAGTCTGATCGGTCTGCGAGCCGTCCGGCTCCGATGGCGTAGCGCCGGGTGATTGACCGCCGGGCAACGTGGCGCCCTTGGCAACCCGGCGCGGATCGGACTCCAGCACCAGGCCGTGATCGTCGGCTGACTTGTTCGAGCGCTGAATGGCAGCATCCAGCTCGCTCAACTTCTTGCCCCGCGACAGGGCAACTTCCTCGCGGCTCTTGAAGCCAGCCCGGCACAACAGAACATCCGTCTGGGCGTCTTTCAGCGGGTCGAGCGATTCCGTCGCCGGCGGAATCCACTCCGTTCTCGTGAAGGACTTCGGATTCTTATTGAAGGCCGACGCCTTGATCGGAAGGGCTCCAGAAATCACCCCGTCACCAACAAACCAGCGGAACGATGGTCGACACATTTGGATCATCAGCACGTTGCGCTGGATCGGACGCAGCGTGGCTTTCCAATCCATTTGCCGAGCACGTTCGGCGGAAAAGTTATTGCGATAGTCGCCGGTCACGTTCGAATACGGCACATCCATGCCCGAACACATGGCGAGCAGATTGCGGTATTCGAACGCTTCATAGTTGTTACCGACATCCTTCGGATCGGCGAATGTCACGTTTTCGCCAGCCTTGAGTGACAGGAGTGTACCGGGTTCCCATTCCTGCAAGATGTCAGTCGATCGCTCCGGATTTTCCTCCATGCGGCGGCGCCACGTCTCCGGGTCGACCCCGGGCGGAGGCTCATCGGGATTGCTGCCAACGAACGTAATAAAACCAGCGATCAGAGCGGCGACCTTTTTGCGTTCGAGTTCGGCGTCATCGTACTGGTCAAGCAGCCAAGCCCGCACAATGGAGGCTGTCGCCCAAGGCAGGCCGCGCACCTGGCCAGGGCGCATGACCTCGAAGATATGCAAAACATCTTCGGCAGGAACACGGGTGTATCCGGACGGACCAACATTCACGGCGAACTCGCCGGGATGCTGCCGCCAAAACCAATAGGCGACACGCTTGCCGATGGGATTGAACTCGACACCGGCGCGAATGACGTTGTTCGAATATCCGGGTGCAGGACCGTTCAACTCGTAGGGGCACATATCGGATTCCAGCAGCTGCAGTTGCATCGGAACCGTCAACCCGTCACTGCTGCGGCGTGGGCGGCGGCGGATGAAGCCCTCCCCTGCCTCAAAGATCGCGCCTGCCACAAGCGCCTGAAGTCCATAGAAATCTGTGGTGCCGTCAGCGTCGGCTTCATCAGTCCAATCGTCCCACGTCTCGATCAGCGCAGACTTCACCGTCTCGTCTTTGGTCAGCGGAATGGGACGGATACCGGTTCCGACACTGTAGGTGACAAAAACGCGCTTTGCCCGTTTGAAGTACGGATTGTTCCGGCTGAGATAGCGCGTCCGCGCCCGCAGCGCGGGTCCGGCTTGGATCAATAGCGAATTGATGCCGGTATCGGCGGGCCGGAAGTTCGCCAAGCGGCGATAATGCTGGGCGCCCTCGAAACCAGAGCCCTGCGGCGCCCGGAAAGGATCATGCCCGGACATCATCTTTCGGGTGACAATGCGCCCATCCGCATGGGCGGCGACGCGAATGCGCGGCTTTGCCATGATCACAGACCCTTCGACGCGATGATCTTCACGATGCGCGGCGGCGATGATTTTCCGGCGGTGGAGGCCAGCTCTCTTTCGATCTCGGCCTTGATGCGAAGCATGTCATCGAGACCGCGATACTCGACGGACCCGGAACTCGGCAGCGACACACGCATAGCACCAGTCGCGATAGCCTGTTTGATCCGGTCGAGGTCGCTTTGTGTCCACGCCATCCTAGTGTCCTTTAGGGATCGGCCAAGCGTCGCTCCGCCTGCCATCGGCCCATGGGCCTACGGCAGAGAGGAACGGCCTCTCAGGTTACATTTCAGCGAATTGTGTGTTTCGAAATGAACCGCCGCGGCGGCGTTAGGGATGCCTGACGCCGCCATCGTGAGGAAGGCGTTTGAGGTGCGGCGTCGAAGGGCGGGAGAAAATTAGCCATTCCGGCAGCGGTCAGAATGTCTTGCTTAGTTAGTTGTTGCGATCGGCGTTTGACGTTCGACATATTGCATAAATCAGTAATTACGCTCCGTGCGGAAAACCCACCGTTTGCAAACATTTCCTAATGTACCAAATAGAGAGCGTTGCTTAGCCGCGGGCTCAAATAACTTGACCAAAGAGTCAAAACCTTTTCCCAGCCGCTTTTCGGTAACAGAACTATCAACGATCCGGTCATCCTGATTGAAAAAATAGAGGGCACTCCACAACACCGCTCGACTAAGCTCTTCAGCTTCGGCTAATAGAACAAGGTACCGTTTGTCAGACGGTGAGCTAGAACCGTGTACGAAACGAGAGCGGGCATTATAAACGATAGCAAATCGGCGCCGTTCGTCCGACCTATGATCTCGGTGCGGAAACGTCGTTAAGGCGCTTCCCCGATCACAAAATGTTCTAGTTAGGTCCTTTTCGTTGGCCGTCGTCAAAATCCGCTCCATGGCGATGACAAACTTCACCATCTGAGATGCGGGGAATTTCTCTCGTGATGCATCCCCATACCAATGCGCCGCGTCTATTAGCCGTCGAGCGAGTGGTGCCGGGGTCAGCGTCAAACTATTGTCAACGACCTTGCCAATGATTGGCAAAACGGCAGCGGCCCCGATTTGATTTAAGTGTTGCCACCATCCCTCGCCGAGGCTCCGATCCTGCCACGAGCGATTAATTTCCACATCGCAAATTTTCCCATCGCAGACCGCGAAGTGGCCACGGTTTTCGACACTAGGGCTCGGCCCACGAGCCCTAATGTGTTGTGAATAAGTTGCGCCCAAGAGCATGTGTAAAAAATTGAGTGCCAATTCGACCGTATCCGCCGCAATTTTTCGAGAAGCGGTTGCATCGGCTTTATCAATTGTGAGTTCAGCTATCCAATCAAACGTTTTGTAATACTTAATCGTGTCATCTAGGAGTATGTCGTTATTTCCATCCGTAGCGTGTATCTCGGACTGGTATTCCTCAAACAGCGGCAGCAACTCATGGAGACATGCTTGGCAAGGACGAAAACGAATTTTGCCGATGTTAAATTCTGTAGGCCCTTTGTCGTCCGAAATCAGGCACGGGATAAAGTGCGTTGTGGAACGAAGCGCTTTCGCGGCTGATTTCAATGAATCGGAAAACAGTTTGTCAGCGCTCGACTGATTGATTGGCAGCCGATGACGCAGGAAGCGCTCGACGATATTGTCTATAAGGATATCAAAGAAGTTGTCGACTGATATTCTTCCCGACAAACTCGCTCTGGAAATCGCTAATTCTGCAGCGGTTCTGAGCCGCAAAAATGCTGCCGCCCCGCAGATGATCGAGCCGTGCCCTTCGGAATCAGGAATCGTCGAAAACCTGTCCTGAAGGGAAAGAGCCTGTAACTCAGGAGGGCCCATTTTTGCGAAGCGATCTATTTCGTCTTGTAAGAACCTGAGGGCTTCGAAGTTTTCCGACACCTGAGGTCTCCATGGCTAAGGGCATACACTTCAACACGCTGACAGGGACACCATTCACCGCACGTCATCAGTCTAATGAAAATTGCACCTGTCACCGGATTCAATATCCTAAACGGACTATGCCCCATTCTCCTGCTCTTCAGGTTTGTTGTCATCCGCGATCTGGTTAGTCTCGATACGGAAAGCAAGCGCGTTATCGAGTATCCGCGGCAATTCCATCATTAAAAATTCCCCGGACTTGCTTCTGCTGATTATTCGTTCACCAAACGGGCCGCGCATAATGTGTTTGACAAGACGCAACAGTTTTTTCGCGATTTCCTGTGCCTCTTCGGGGGAGGCCCCTTTGAGTTCACGATGAGTTTCCACGAGAATTTCTGCGAGCCAAGGCATCTGATTGCGAACAAATCCAGCAAGCAATAAAAGGGACATTTCGCTGTTACGAGTCCCCATCATCAAGTGCATCACTTCATCGAGCATACGGGGATCAGATTCTCGATATTTTCTGTTCCAGAATAATGGGTCGCGATCCATGATCTCGGGATCGAAATCCCGTACTCGCGCGCCAAGACCTCGAACCTGGGATACCAGTTCTTCAAGAATTTCGGATTGTGGGCGCAAAAGTTTTTCGGAGTCTTTCTTGTCCGGGATGTCATCAAGAGTCTGTTGCAGTTGCGGCCAAAGCGCGGGGACAAGTTGATTAATTGTTGCTTCGGCGGCCTTGTTCTCCGCCACCGCGTTGATTGATTTAATGACTTCCATAAGACCTTGCTGATCTACTTTCTGCGCTTGAAACTGTGACAACGGGCCACTCAGGTCGCTGAGTTCTAATCCGAAAAGAAGTGGGATTACCTTCGCGTCAAGCATGGATTTGGATAGCGCACCAGCTTCGAACAAAATCCATTCTGACCTGAGGTTTTCCGGAGTGACGCAGAGAATCCCAAAATTTGAAGTCTCCAACTCGCCGGCTATCGCCCGAGCCCAACGGTCACCGGCAGAAATGTCCTTCTCAGACACCCAGGGTTTGACATACTGTAAGATTAGAGGGAGCCACCCCTTGAGAGCGACCGCTAGCGCATTGCTGCGTTTGCCGCTCCAACTGATAAATACCTTCATCAACTCCCCCAAGTGTCCTCACTGCATCAGGAGGATCGTCTTCACTGGGAAAAAATACAAGCCTTGGTGGAACGAACGCTAAGCACGCGGACGTCTCCTAGTCGGGGGTCGAAGGCTCTGGCACTTCTGCGAAGTTCTCACAAAGGCCCGACCGAGCGCACCCTTCGGCGCAATTCTGGAGGAGCACGTCTCCCGCAAGATGCCCCTCACCCATCCATGTATCGTGACCGCACTATGCGTCGGCGCTGGGGCGGTGGATTTCGGGGCTCGGGCTTTGCCGTCTCAAAGTCCTTCACCGTCGCCCGCTGTGCACTGGCGAAGAGATCGTTGGCGCCGCCTTCTTCGGGCGCGGCGTGGGCCAGAACGCGCACCGCCCATTTTTGCGGCGTGTACCGATCAAGGCCGATCTGCGCTGCCATGGCGCGGGCACCGACCCAGATGTCGAGTTTTTCGTTCGGCTGACCTGGCCTCTTGCGCCATTCCTGGCGAGCGAAGCCGGACTTCGCTTGCGTTGTGTGCAGATACTCGGCGGTGATCTGCTGAAAATAGGCTTCGTCGCGATCGCGCGGGAAGCGGATACACCCAGCAGGCCAGAGGCCAGTCGTCTTGTCAGGCCCTTCGATCGTCTTCTGCAGCGCGGCGTAAAGCGCGCTCTTGAGCGGATGCGCACCAAGTGGCCACAACAGCGCGCCGCCCTTCACCGTCCGACCGCGAAAATTCACATCGACCTTGACCGGCTGTCCGATAAACGGCCGCGTCGGTCCAGCGCGCCCGTCAGTAGCGTAGACGTTGGGCCTGCGCCGCACGAAATTGTAGACCATGTGGCTTTTGAAGCCGGAGTCGACGCCGAAGGCCTCGATCGGCCAAGAGCGTCCCCATGGATCGGTGTAAAGCGACGAAATCTGCTCGGCCAACTGTGCCCAGGTTGCGTCGTCCTCTGGATCGCCGGGGATCACGCCGCCATCGACGTCCCAACACGTCATTCCCAAGCCCCAGCCAAACACGCCCCATTCGACGCGGTTGGCTTGGACGTCGGCCATGCCGGTGATGGCCAACACGCCTTCGGGCAAGGAACCGCTTTCGCGATCCTCGCGCCGCGCCATCAGCTTCAGATAGTCCGGCGCCTCGCCGGCCTCTTCGAAGGCCTCGCCCAACACCTGTTGGGTGAAGGTCTTGAGCTTGGCGTTGGTATCTTTCGCCGCCAGCCATTCGGCGACGATAGAATTCCAATCGGCAAGCGCACTCTGACCGCGCCACAGATGAAAACCCGGTTGCTTGCCGCGACTTGCCCGCGCCCGGAAGGCTTCGATCTCGTCCGCCAGCACCACATCGCCGGGCACCGCGTCGGTTTCGTCTGCCGCCGGGTAGGTCTTAAGCCAGACGGCGCTCGCCAGCATATCGCGCTTGCGCCAATGCTCGATCACGGTATGGCAGCACGGCGCCTCGATATAAGCGTTATGCGGCGGATGCTCGCTATCCCATTTCAGATGCTCGAAGCGGAACAGGAAGTAGTCACCGCAATGCGGACACTGCCAATAGAGCCGCCGTTGATCGGACGCCTCGTACAAAACCGTGATACGGCAGGTTCCTTTGAGCCGCGGCGTCGAGGTCCAGAGGTTTTTGGCCCCCAGCATGACGAATGTCGAATTGCGCTGGCGCATTTGGTCGAGCGGATCGCCGCGCCCACCCACATCATGCGGGTATTCGCTGACTTCATCGCCCCAATTGCGTTTGACGGTGATGGCCTGCAGGCCTTTCGACGATCCGGTATGCGTGATCTGCGCGAAGCCGCCGCGAAACCGCTTATAACTCGCCGTGGACCCCTTCTCGTCCCGGCTCTTGACCTCCTTGACCTTCGACCGCAGCGCCGGCGTGCCTTCGATCGCGGGCTGCAACTTGGTTTTGACGAACTTCTGGGCTTCGTCGATCGACGGCAGCGCCAAAAGCATTCCGCACGGGTCGACATCGATCGTATAGCCGACCCAATTGACGCCGACCTCGCTCTTGCCGCTCTGCGCGCTGAATTTCAGCGTCACATCGCTGCACGGATCGGCCGATGACAGGCAATTCATCGGCTCGACGAGGTACGGCGTGAGCGCATTGTGCCACTTGCCGGGGTGTGATGACCCGGTTTCGGCGGGCACGACCCGTTCCTTCTCCGCCCACTCTGACACCGTGATCGCCGCCGGCACCGCCAGCGCCGCCGCAAGCGCCGCAGCGACGAGAAGGCGAGCATCGGTTAGGCCGGGAAAGCGTTCACGAAGGCTCATGTGCGTTTCCTTTGCTCGCCGCCTGAAGGATGGCGTCGAATTTCTTCTTCAGTTCCGCCGCCAGATCTCGGCGCTCTTGCTGCAACAGCGCCCGGATTTGCCGGGGATCGATTTCCGAGGCGAGGCGTTCGGCCAGAACGAAGTCGACATTGACCAGGCGCTCGCGCAGGAAGTTGCCCGCCTCCGCCACCGCGTCCAGCATCTCGCCCGGATCGACGACTTGGCCGAGGCGTTCGGCCAGATCGAGTTCGGCTTGTTGGGCCTTCGCCTCATCGAGGCGCGATTTCGTCTCCATGCGGCGGACGTCCGGCTTGGGACG